CAATACGGTGCTCCGTTGACGCTTACTAATAACCTCTCCATCTCACTGAAAATTTCACGATGAGCACTGGTATAAAAATCATCAGCAACTATACGATCTGCAACTTCATCCCAGCGGCAGTTATCAAGCATTAAGCCACCAAGTACAGCTTGTTCTGCACTAAGGGAATTTGGCATGGATTCAAGAGGGGATGCAGACATTAGCACTCCACCCAGGCGTGCTGAATGTCAGATATAATCGGCATACTCAAATCACTCCTAACGATATGAGTCATCACCAGAAAATCAGGATTAATGCGCCGGACTCTTCCCGGCTGTCACACCGAATCGCCAGGATGGTGAATCCCTTTACCCGAGAAACAACAAACGGTGGCTTGCACATTCCGGCTACCTGGTTCGTTGCCTGAGCTAGGGGCAAGGTTCCCCCCTTTTAACGTCACCAGACCGCTAACGACGCATGTGCCAGACGCCGTGTTACAACCAAATATGGTGGCCCCTACCGGACTTGAACCGGTGACCGTGCGATTATGAGTCGCCAGCTCTAACCACTGAGCTAAAGGGCCGGATTACTGTTTCCTGAGTGCTTCTATGACGCCAGCAATACCGCCTACAACTATGCCAGCAATGACAACGAGAACAATTGGATGCTTGTCAGCAAAATCCCAGAAGCCCATCACTGATCCTTAGAAGCTGTTTTTAATATCGGCCATACCAATGTTACAGCTACTGCTACCAACGCCCCGTCGGATAAAACCGACAGGATTGTGCTGGTGAAATCCACCAGCACAGATAGCACGAGAAAAACCAAAGCCAGAATTAGACGTGCTTTTATAACCATCAGATATACTGTTCCAGTGGCAATTGAAGAGCCTGGGCAATTTTCTTCAATTGCTCCTGCTCTTCTGCCCCAATGCCATCCTGGTCAGCAATATCAATGCATAGGCACAGAACATCTACCGCATCATTAGTTCCAGACACGTCAGCCAGTTCACGTAAAGCCTGGGCATTCGCTCGGCGCGGCGAGGCTTCATATTGAGCGCGAATATTGGCGCTCATCTGGGCAATTTCACCGGAGAACGGCGCAAAGGCAGGAAGTGCTGCAATGGTTTTTTCCAACACTGCAATTTCTTTCGCATCGCAGGTGCCGTCAGAGTATGCAATGGAATATGCGCCCCAGACAGTCGCTTCCACCGCATCACGGTTTTCCATCTTCTTGACTCCGCCAGCCGCTTTGCGGAATTTCTTTTTGAGAATGCCGAGCATTTATTAACCTCATTACTGGTTGGGAAATAAGGTTGCGGTGCCGGGTGCTTCCCGGTGTCCTTTGGCTGGTTATCCACCATGGACGGGGAAATAAGGAGAAATAATGGACAGATATAACCATTTCCCCGCGTGCGCTTAGCCGCATTCACCGCAACGGAAAGAGCATTCCTGGTGGACCTGTAGATTGGGATATGAACCCGTTACAGGAGAATGCTCTTACCTGTTACGTGCTCCGTTTCGTGGAGCTAACGGCGGGTGATCGGGCCGCACCAGACTGGACTTATTTCAGCGTTATGCTCATGCCAGAGAATCAAACTGTGATGGTCGGTGCTGAACTCCGACACAGGGTTGTAGCAAGCCCCGCAAAGCGCGCACTACTGTAGTTGCGGCACATCAGCCTGTGCATTCACCACAATGTTGAGAACACTGGTTGTCACGCTGCAACGCAACATTTATTCGTAGATTGGGATATGACCCCGTTACGCCAGTGTTCTCAACGTTGTAGTGCCGGTTACGGTTCCGGCCAGGCCTCTTCCTCAACGGGGTGTTCTCCATACGGACTACCGTTTATTGGTCGTTCCTGCGGTTTATGTTGTGAAGCCAGATGCTTATCTTCTGGTTGCTTCAAAGAGCTGCACTTCATCACAACGGTAAGAGCACTCGATGCATTTAAGCCAAGCCCCATAAGGGAGAATGCCCTTACCTGTTGTGTTGTGATGACCGGTGCTGATCTCCGGCTTGCGGTTATTTCAGACTCTCACGGGCGTTTAATTGCCCCGCCGAACAGCTCTTTTCCGCAATAGCTGCAATGTCTTTCGCGCATCAGCCTGCGCATTCATCACAACGGTAAGGGTACTTCGTAGGGATTCGAACCCTCTGCCAAGCTCGGCGATCTCCGACGTCGCAAAATACCCTTACCTGTTGTGCTGGTGCCGATTAACGGACTCGAACCGCTGACATCCTGCTTACAAGGCAGGCGCTCTACCAACTGAGCTAAACCGGCATTGGCGATGGTGGATGGATTTGAACCATCGACCCGTTGATTAACAGTCAACCGCTCTAACCGCTGAGCTACACCATCACTTGCCGGGTACGTCTCCGGCGAGGGCTTCCACCTCCGTATGCTTTTCGGCGCACCGCGCCCTGGCTGCAATTCGGTAACAGGGGATGCACAACCCTGGCTTCCAGCGTGATTAGCGCTTTCAGCATGACGGGATATACCCGTAAATTCGTGGAACTGTACCCAAAGTGCTGTTAAGCACCGCTGTTACGCTGAAAAGAAAACGCAACAGGAAAGGACGCTGACCAACAGATGGCCCCTTCTCGTTCATCTGGTTAATCACACCAGCGCCCTTACCTGTTGTGCCTCCCCGTTCCCTAATACACAGACGGGGACACTCTGCGGTCGATTTTTTGACGGGGGACGACTCATACCCCGTGGCATCTGGCTTCTTAGGCCGCTACCATCATCAGATCATCGTTTGCATTTACTTTAATGGTCAGTTTCTAAACCGCCGCAAAGTCGCTAACCATGACGAAAACCCTGAAAAAAAACGCCCACCCGAAGATGGGCAAACTGGAAGCTCGTAACGCACTTCGGAGTTGCCACTTAGGCGCATGGTCAACCTGGCAACTCGGTGGTTTGTCTGGGAGGACTAGGCCCAGCCATGCTTACCGCCGCGCCTGTCGCGGCTAACAGCTAAATCGCTCTATAAATCACGATTCATTGAGGCGATATTACACTAATAAATTTATTAGAGCAATATACCCAAAACGTCATGAGCTACACCTCGAGTGTCCCCCTTACAAGACACAGAACGTCTGGCAAAAAGAGGTTCCACTCTGAAGCCACTGTCATGATAAAGCTCTCTGATGTTTGGCGCGCCACTGTTAGTAATGAGAACCTTTGCACCTCGACGATGAGCATCCGTCAACAGAGACACCAGGCGTTTTTGCTCTTCAAACTTAAAGTCATGACCGGAATAGTTCGTGAATCCCTCTGTATTTGGAAGCGGTTCATACGGCGGATCGCAAAAGATGACATCTCCTTCTCCGGCAGCTTCAATCACCGCTGCAAAATCACCGCATACAAACTCAGACCGCCCTTCCGCACCGAGGAAGGCTTCCATCTCCTGTAATGGGAAATACGGAGTTTTATACTTCCCATAACCGACATTGAACTCACCGGCCTGGTTGTAACGCGTCAATCCGTTAAAACAATGTCGGTTCAGGAACAAAAACGCCGCTGCGCGATGTAAATCATCATAGACTTGTTTGTTAAACGCATTCCGTACTGCCAGGTATCCTTCCTGTGTGTTGTAGTCCTGGAAGAAACGATGTGCCAGAGTGATAAGTGAATGCGCCTCGCGTTGCAGAGTCTTGTAAAAGTTAATCAGGTCAGCATTCACATCATTTAGCAGATTTTCCTGGTATCCGGCATTCATGAAGACAGCTCCGCCACCAACGAAAGGTTCAATCAGGCGCTTCCCTTCTGGCAAATAGCGAAAGATTTGTTCCAGAACACCAAATTTTCCACCAGCCCATTTGAATATGGACCGTTCGAATTCTGCCGCTGGTTTAACTTTTCGCTCTTTTGTTTCACTTCCTTCTTTCTGCCGACATACGGACTTAGTAATCCGATCGCCAATCCAGCGCATTACTGGTATTGCCATACTATTGCCGATCGCTTTGTAACGCGGTCCGTCAGCTGCAAGCATCGCGGCCTCTTCTTCGCTTAAATCTGGATAGTGATTGCGAAGATATGCCAGTTCATCTGAATTAACTTTTTTACGCTTTTCCGTCGGGATCAACGTATGCCCATCAGGAAAACCTTGCAGCCTTTCACATTCGACAGGGGTAAGACGGCGGACAGCTACTTCTGCGTTTCTTACTTCATAGCAAACAGCTGTTGGATTTTTAGCCATTAGAGATGGTGAAGTATTCTTAGTTGCAGCATGTTGTGTACCGCTCATACGCTCAGGAAAAGCCAATGTAACAAGATGCTCATGGCTTTCTTGCTCACGTGCCCGCAATGTACCATGCCCTTCTGACCAAAAACCTGCTCCTGTGCTGCTAAAAACGGCAAGGTCAGTGGCATCTTTAAAATCTCTTGCCTTTACTGTCGATGCGGTTTCATCGTCAATATATTCCCCAAATGCTGCCATCCTGAAAGCGTTTACGGCTTTCGTCGATTTCATACCGGGTGGCATGTCAGCGTGTAGGCATGGATTTAGGCTTTCGCCACTGATTGCAGCGCCATTTGCAATAATGGCGGAAGCGATTTCCTTCTTTTTTCGGCTCAGCGCAATATTCCGGCGCACGCCTTTGAACTCAAAAAGTACCGTTGCGGGATCGAGGTCTGTTCGAGCACTTGCGACAACAAACACGCGTCGGCGTCGTTGTGCCACTCCGAAGTATTGGGCATCAAGGATTCTCCAGGCCACCTTTCGCTGCGGTCCATAAATACAACCACACTGCGGCCACTTTGGAGCATGGCAACCGGTTTTGCCATCCCACCGCCAGAACGCGTTACTTTTTCCTGATTCAGGTCGATCACCTGGTTCAAATGGCGCATCTTCTCCAGCCAATCCGGCAAGGAAACATCCGAAGGCGTTATCTGCCGATGACAGGACTCCTGGGACATTTTCCCAGACGATAACTGTCGGTTTGAGAAATGACTCAGCCCGTTTGTCGTCAATTGCATTTGCAAGCTCCACATACTTTAAAGTTAGCGCGCCACGCTCATCATCAAGCCCACCACGTAATCCAGCGATACTGAATGCCTGACAAGGTGTTCCCCCGACGAGCACATCAGGGGATTCGATTTCCCCAGCCAGGACTTTTTTGGCAAGTTTTGTCATGTCGCCAAGGTTGGCGACATGGGGCCAGCGGTGCGCAAGAACGGCAGATGGAAAAGGCTCGATTTCAGCAAACCACGCCGGACGCATACCCAACGGTTCCCAGGCAATACTCGCGGCTTCAATTCCACTGCAAACAGATCCATAGCACAGCTCTTTCACTGCTTAGCCTCTCCACCAAGGGCATTTACCAGAGCATCAACCAGGCACGAAATTTCACTGGTCAACAGGAAGAAATCTGCGTCCAGTCGCTGCGCTACATCTTCACTATCAATATCAGAGTTCTGATCAAGCAATTCATCCGCAAATTTGACGCTGGTAAGGCTGAAGTTATGGTCCAGTGTAAATTTAATGCGGTTCTGCCAGTCGAGTGCCAACTTAGTGACGAGCTTGCCAGCTTCCAGGTGTGTGGAAATTTCATCGCTTCCCAAATCCTGCTTTTTCACTCGGGCAATACCGCCATCCTCAAGCACTGCCTTAAGTTCTGCCGCATCCCCCATTTGAAATCCCTGTGGAGCACTACCATCACGTACCCAGTCGGTCAGCGTTAATTCAATGGGATTTTCAACACTCGGGGGAACAACAGGAAGAGAACCCAGAGACTTACGCATAAGCGCGAGCATATCCTCAGCCTGCCGCGCGCTGGCATTGATATAGATACGTTTAGTTGAACCGTCGTAGATCGCCTGGATAACAGAAAACTTTGAAAAAGCCCGTGGCAGAAGAGAATGCAGAACTTCGTCTTTCAGGGAGTCCTTCTCTGTTTTCTTCAGTTTACGCGCTTGTTCTTGCTCAAGTTTTTCAATTTTTTCTTGAATAGCTCGCTGGATAACCGGCGGGGGAAGAATTTTTGTTTCGCGCTTTGCTTCAACAAGGATAAAACCATTTCCATGCATAGCGATAACTTCGGAATTATCACCAAATGGAGATACAAAACCGAACTTGGCCATATCCTGACTACCGCATGGCGTGAAAAGGATCATTTTCTTTTTATCTTCTAAGTCGGTCAGATCCGCCTCACGAGAAAGTTTATAAATAGTAATGTTTTTCCAGTGCTTAAACATGTTGTAACCCTTGAATATCAACCACAGAAAGCTCGTCTTTGTAGAAAAAGGCCAGGTTGTGGCACCCCCTCGTTTGAGCGTATGAGCTGGGACCAATTTCGTTCTTCCAGACAAATGGCTTCAAATCCGTACGGCGAAGCATAAAAACGCGATTTGTTCCGCTCTGATTCCCAATGAGGCAAAAGCCTTCTTTCACCTTGATAGCCTGCAAGTTGTCGAGTTCACCGCTGGTTACACGGCTATCGAACTCCTTGCGGCTTATTAGCTCCATCTGCATCTGACGACTCCAAACAAATGCCCATTGAAGGGCGATGGCTGAATGGTACCGAAAACACGACATAAAAAACAATATTTATTAGAGCAATTTTGCAATAAGTAAACGCCACACAGACCACAAATAACCTAAGTTAAAATAACGAAAATCAGAGCAAATCATTGGTGATGACGTGGCAAGTATTGCAACAAAAGACAGCATTTGTTCGGGGCACGGAGGATTCCCATCCAGGCCTCCCGTAGAGAGCGAACCACTACTTAAAGTCAACGGAGTCGAAGTGTTAGTTGATGGTAAGCAATATGCACAGCATACCGATGGGAACAGCACGCACGGCGGGCAAGCTATATCAACCAGGGCATGGTTTACCGTCAACGGGAAAGGGATCGTATGCGTTGGTGATCCTGTTTCATGCGGCTCTACCGTTGCAGCCGGAGACGGCCTGGTTCAGGTAAGTTAGGAGATATCATGCTGGAAAAAGACTACCAGTTATCCGCATATAAAAAATTGGCCGCCGCCGGTGGGATGAAAACACCTGGTGCCATAACATCGGCACGAAACAGTGCTAACACAGCAAAACTGCTTGCAGAAGAATTGACCGGATTAATTCTGGATACAATTGTCTATCCCGACACTATTACCAGCTATGTTTCAACGATCAGAACAACCGCAACCGGTTTAACGAATATTGGAGGGCTGGCAACTCAGCACGCGGACCTGTTGGCTGGTTATGCTGATCTGTCAATGCTCCTTCAACTCGATATTGGTTGGGATGTTTACTGTCGTGCTAATGAGCGAGAAGTTTCAGAACTGCCGATCTCTATTGCCATTGGTGATGTGACTATTACTAAATCGCTTGAGGACGCTGTAAACGCGCTTAATACATCAAGTTTAGTCGCTGCTATGGGGGAGATTAACCAGACCCTTAACACTGGCTCAGGAAGCTCGTCAGGCTCTGGTTCAGGCGGCGGCACTGCCACTCCCCCACCAGCACTAACAGAAGAGCAAATTGAATCTCTGAAAGTAGCAACTGAACAGTTTGGGGTTGTTTTCAACCAGACAACAGCACCCACAACTGCGTTACAACAGCAGTATGAACGAGCGAATGAAAGCGCCAACGTAGCCATAACTGCTTATAACCATGCTATCGGTACCGCGCTTGCGGAAGCATCAGCAAATAAGGCCAGCACAGCCAGCGCAATCGCCGCTTTGGTTCCTGATTCTGTTCTTGATGAATTAAACAAAGCGGCACAGTAACAAAGGACTTCATTGATAATTTTTCTTCAGGAGGAAGACATGTCATTCTTTTCTACATTAAAAACAGCTTTGTCTTTGAAGGAGAAACTTGCTGCTACTGGTGTTCTTGTTCTGATTTGCGCACTTGTTGGTGCTGGGTTTGCGTGGGAACGTCATCAGCTAAAGCAAGCCATGGAGAAAATTGGCAGTCTTGATCAGGCTGTTAAGGAACGTGATAAGTCAATAATGGATCTTAACCAGACCATTGAGACGATGAACAAAGCAGAGCAACATTTTCACAGCCAGGAAGTGAAAAATGAATCAGAACAAGCCAAGTATGCTGACAGGCAAATGGAACGAAAAGCTGAAGTTCAGAAACAACTTGTTGCGGCGGGTAATGTTCGCCAGCGTATTCCTGCTGACACTCAGCGGTTGCTCCGGGAGTCGATCAGCGAATTTAACGCCGACGCCGACAAAGGTTAACCACCCTGCCCCAAAAAGTGCATTTATGTGCAGGATGCCAGAGTTTAGCAGTGAATATTTTGATGATCTGCCAGCGTATATCCTCGATACAGAAACGATGCTGATGGGGATTAACAGGAAGAATCGCAACGTTAATGATTACAACCGCGCTATCAGCGGTAACTAAAAGGGATTTTTATGTCTGATAAAGTAACAGTAAAGCAAACTATCAACAAAGCGACTTCAATCTACAAAATTGAGCACATCACTGTTGGCAAGCCAGGATCTGAACAATACCGTCATGCTTTCGAGCTTGCCGATCAGCTTGGTTTAAAACACCCGGATTGCATCGAGCATGTATTTCCGACCTATGCTGATGAGCAATGTACTCATGTTCTTACCGAAGAGGATTTTTTCAGCACTGAAGAACGAGAAGGCGTTGATCGCTGCATTGGTGTGATTTGTTCTTCGGTAAGTGATGAGTTATTCCCTAATGTGCCTGAATATGGTGGTATTGGATACCAATTCCTGTACGAAGGCGATGAGCTTAAATGTTATGAACATGGTCTTCTTATCGAAAGCGTAGAATAATACCCTTCCTTCCAACCGGCTATGTTGGCCGGTTTATTCAACTTATCCACAGCATAGATCCAATAAACAGATCCCAAAGAGAACCTAGGAAGATCCAAAGAAGATCCCGGATCGCTGTAAGCCGCGCCGTTCATGGCCTGAAACGGGATCAACATTGACTATACGCGATTTTATGTTGACTGTGTGCGATTTTATGTTGACTGCACGCGATTTATTGTTGACTATACGCGACAGAAACGTTGACTGTACGCGATTTTAGAGCCTGAATATTCACAGCTGTTGATAACAGTCATCTAAATTAACGCCAGGCCGCGCCACACATGGAGAAACCACGATGCCGGAAGAAAGTAAAGGCTTCCTTAGCGTTGAAGAAGTTGCAGGAAATACAGGAGAAATCCACAGCCTGAAGCCCAATAACAACAGCACTATACAACCCATAGCTTTGTTGCGCTTAGGTGTGTTTGTGCCAACCTTAAAATCTACCAATGTGGCGCTACGTCGCGGATCGTCAGTTACAACAAACACAACGAACGCAACCGAAGAACTATCAAGCCTCAAAATTGTTGAGCAGGAAGGCTATGAGGGAATTGAAATTCATGGTCCACGCCTGGATATGGATACTGATTTTAAGGTGTGGGTGGGCATAACCTCCGCGTTGTTTGACTATGCTCCTGATGATGACGGCATAATCACCCTGCCATTCTCCGAGTTTGCCGATCGATGCGGCTATCCACGTAAGCGCCTTTCAAAGGCGTTCCGTAAAAGTATTGATGACTCTCTGACACGCATTCAGCAGACAGTTGTCAAATTCCGCTTCCCGGCGGCAAAAGGTCATCTCAATAACATTAACGTCAACTTGTTGGCATATAGCAGCCTGAATACCGAGCTTGATGTTATCGAGATCCAGCCGCAAAAACAGCTATCTGAACTTTACTATGTTGACTATAAGCGAATCCTGAAGCTGAAGATGCTGGATAAGCTCGGGCGCAAAGAGACGGCCAAGGTGCTGTATACATTCTTTGAGGCTCTACCCGCCAACCCGGCACCTGTCAGCATTGAGCGCCTTAGAGCAAGGCTTAATCTCAAATCATCCGTTAGCGTGCAAAATAGCGTTATCAGAAAAGCCATGAAAGATTTGGAAGCTATTGAATATCTTAAATTTTCAGAGATAAAAAACGGCAGAAAAATCGGCTTCCAGATCCATAAGCGCAATCCATAATATTGACTATATGCGATAGCGAGAAGTTGACTATAGGCGACATTCGTTGACGCTGGTGGATTTTTGCTGGCGTCAATATTCTGCAAGTCGCTATTGAGATGGCTTTTAGGGTCATTTCATCGCGTATAGTCAACGTTTCTCCCGACAATATCTTACATAGTCGATCTTTGGTGGAGTTAAATCGACTACAGTCAACTTTTGACTGTAGTCACATCGCGCATAGTCAACTATTCACATTAACCTTCGCGCATAGTCAACATTTGCGCGGTTCTCATCAAGCAGTGGTATTGATATGCAAGAAGAGAAACAACACTACCTCTACGTTCTGGTGCCAGAGAACGGAGATACTTTTAAAATCGGCATTTCATGTGGTCCATTGGCACGGTTTAAAGGGCTACAAGTGAGTCCCGATTTTGCGCTTTCACGGGTCTATCGTGGTACACGTTTGGCAATGGTTAATCTTGAGCGGGCTTTACACGCAACCTTTTTCCCCTGGAATGCGCCGTGGGAGAAAAGCGTCGGTGGCGGGCATACTGAATGGTTTACACGAGAGTGTCTTGATAAGGTTTTGGCTCATATCGAATATCTAAATGATATGTGGGGAGGGATTCTCGAGCGCATTAAGTCGAATGATTTACTTCAGCGTCCAGTAGATGCTGCTTGCTCTTTCGAAAAAGAGCTGGATGTTACTTCTATCGTGACTTTCAAAGATGACGCAGGAATGAGGGACGTGGCTTATGTCTCCATATCTGGCTATGAACCGGACGCGATCCGCGCTCAATGTGAATTGCTGAAAGCAATGTTTATGCTTCGGACTAAATATCCCTGGGATACAGGGCGGGTGTGCTTCCCTATGGAAGAGTTAACCGCCACCATTGATTCCCAGCTTTACCACGATAATCCAGAGAAGTTTTTTAGCCTTTTAGCCGGTAATGGGCTTAACTGTGTGTCCGGGCTGGGGCGAAGTAGAATCCAACATGCCTCGCTCTTCGGTCCCTTCTTTTACGATCGACACGGGTACTTTGAGGCTGAACTTCCGGCGCTTACGCGTGCTATAGATACTATCGATTTCGAACGATTATTCGCTGCTCTTAGCAAATAACACTGATGCCCCTGAACGGGGCTTTTTTGTGCCTTTCTTGTAACTCTCAATCGTGCAAAATGAACCAAACATGCAGAGAATGCTATGTACAAGCATCTACGCATACATTATTATTTTATGCAGCATTTTTAATTAAATTCAAAAATACAGCATAAAGGATGACTTTCGATGAGTGATTCCAGCCAGCTTCACAAGGTTGCTCAAAGAGCAAACAGAATGCTCAATGTTCTGACTGAACAAGTACAGTTGCAAAAGGATGAGCTACACGCGAACGAGTTTTACCAGGTCTATGCGAAAGCGGCACTGGCAAAATTGCCTCTACTGACTCGAGCGAACGTTGACTATGCCGTAAGTGAAATGGAAGAAAAGGGTTATGTTTTCGATAAACGCCCTGCTGGCTCTTCAATGAAATATGCGATGTCAATTCAGAACATCATTGACATATATGAACATCGCGGAGTGCCAAAATACCGGGATCGCTACAGCGAAGCGTATGTGATTTTCATCTCCAATCTTAAAGGCGGTGTGTCAAAAACTGTATCGACGGTTTCTCTGGCGCATGCAATGCGTGCCCACCCTCATCTTCTGATGGAAGATTTAAGGATTCTGGTTATTGACCTTGATCCGCAATCTTCAGCAACGATGTTTTTAAGCCATAAACACTCTATTGGTATCGTAAACGCAACATCTGCACAGGCTATGTTGCAGAATGTAAGCCGTGAAGAGCTGTTAGAGGAGTTTATTGTTCCTTCTGTTGTACCTGGGGTTGACGTTATGCCTGCGTCGATTGACGATGCCTTTATTGCATCCGATTGGAGAGAGCTGTGCAATGAGCATCTACCGGGTCAGAACATCCATGCTGTCCTGAAAGAAAATGTGATTGATAAGCTGAAGAGCGATTATGACTTTATCCTCGTTGATAGTGGTCCTCACCTTGACGCCTTCCTGAAAAATGCTTTGGCCTCGGCCAATATACTGTTTACACCTCTGCCGCCAGCAACTGTCGATTTCCACTCATCGCTTAAATACGTTGCCCGCCTTCCTGAGTTGGTAAAACTCATTTCGGATGAAGGCTGCGAGTGCCAGCTTGCGACTAACATTGGTTTTATGTCCAAGTTGAGTAACAAGGCAGATCATAAGTATTGCCATAGCCTGGCTAAAGAAGTGTTCGGTGGGGATATGCTTGATGTCGTCCTCCCTCGCCTTGACGGTTTTGAACGCTGCGGCGAGTCTTTTGACACTGTTATTTCAGCTAACCCGGCAACGTATGTTGGTAGTGCTGATGCATTGAAGAACGCGCGAATTGCCGCGGAAGATTTTGCTAAAGCAGTTTTTGACCGTATTGAATTTATCAGATCTAACTGAGGAGTAAGAAACCCCCATGTCAAAGAAAAACAGACCAACAATTGGGCGAACCCTTAATCCTTCAATATTAAGCGGATTTGATATTTCTTCAGCCTCTGGCGATCGAGTCGAGCAGGTATTCAAGTTATCAACTGGTCGCCAGGCCACATTTATTGAAGAGGTAATACCTCCGAACCAGGTAGAAAGCGATACCTTTGTTGATCAGCATAACAACGGGCGTGACCAGGCATCTCTTACGCCAAAATCATTAAAAAGTATCCGAAGCACTATTAAGCATCAGCAATTTTACCCTGCAATAGGTGTTAGACGGGCTACAGGGAAAATTGAAATTTTGGATGGTTCCCGGCGTCGAGCTTCTGCCATCTTAGAGAACGTAGGGTTGCGGGTTTTAGTCACGGACCAGGAGATCAGCGTTCAGGAAGCGCAAAATTTAGCGAAAGACGTTCAGACAGCATTGCAGCACAGCATTCGAGAAATAGGTCTGCGTTTGATGCGAATGAAAAATGATGGGATGAGTCAGAAGGATATTGCAGCCAAAGAAGGGCTGTCTCAGGCGAAGGTCACGCGTGCTCTCCAGGCAGCGAGTGCTCCGGAAGAATTAGTCGCCCTTTTCCCTGTTCAGTCGGAATTAACCTTTTCGGACTACAAAACGCTTTGTGCTGTTGGCGACGAAATGGGGAACAAGAATTTAGAGTTTGATCAGCTTATTCAAAACATATCCCCGGAAATAAACGACATCTTATCCATTGAAGAAATGGCCGAAGATGAAGTTAAAAATAAAATCCTGCGCTTGATAACAAAGGAAGCCTCACTACTCACGGATAAAGGTTCTAAAGATAAGTCCGTAGTTACTGAATTATGGAAATTTGAGGACAAGGATCGCTTTGCAAGGAAGCGCGTGAAAGGCCGTGCATTTTCTTATGAGTTTAATCGACTTTCAAAAGAGCTACAGGAAGAACTCGACAGGATGATTGGGCATATCCTTAGAAAGAGCCTCGATAAAAAGCCGAAGCCTTAAACTTTCGCCATTCAAATTTCACTATTAACCAACTGTTTTTAAAGTAAATCCATCTAAAATTTCAAGGTGAAATCGCCACGATTTCACCTTGGATTTTACCTTCCTCCCCTACTCCCGAAAAAAATAAAAAAATTGCTTGTCACGAGAAAGTCAACAAGTGACTTTCAATAAAATCTCTTCCGAAAAGGGATTCACACAAGTGCCTTGTGTTTAAGGAAGAGTAAATTGAGTAACTTACGCGAATACCAGAATCGTATTGCAGATATCGCAAAACGCTCTAAAGCTGTGCTTGGCTGGGCAAGCACTGCGCAGTTCGGTACTGATAACCAATTCATTAAAGATGATGCCGCGCGTGCCGCATCTATCCTTGAAGCTGCACGTAAAGACCCGGTTTTTGCGGGTATCTCTGATAATGCCACCGCTCAAATCGCTACAGCGTGGGCAAGTGCACTGGCTGACTACGCCGCAGCACATAAATCTATGCCGCGTCCGGAAATTCTGGCCTCCTGCCACCAGACGCTGGAAAACTGCCTGATTGAGTCCACCCGCAATAGCATGGATGCCACTAATAAAGCGATGCTGGAATCCGTCGCAGCAGAGATGATGAGCGTTTCTGACGGTGTTATGCGTCTGCCTTTATTCCTCGCGATGATCCTGCCTGTTCAGTTGGGGGCAGCTACCGCTGATGCGTGTACCTTCATTCCGGTTACGCGTGACCAGTCCGACATCTATGAAGTCTTTAACGTGGCAGGTTCCTCTTTTGGTTCTTATGCTGCTGGTGATGTTCTGGACATGCAATCCGTCGGTGTGTACAGCCAGTTACGCCGCCGCTATGTGCTGGTGGCAAGCTCCGATGGCACCAGCAAAACCGCAACCTTCAAGATGGAAGACTTCGAAGGCCAGAATGTACCAATCCGAAAAGGTCGCACTAATATCTACGTTAACCGTATTAAGTCTGTTGTTGATAACGGTTCCGGCAGCCTACTTCACTCGTTTACTAATGCTGCTGGTGAGCAAATCACTGTTACCTGCTCTCTGAACTACAACATTGGTCAGATTGCCCTGTCGTTCTCCAAAGCGCCGGATAAAGGCACTGAGATCGCAATTGAGACGGAAATCAATATTGAAGCCGCTCCTGAGCTGATCCCGCTGATCAACCACGAAATGAAGAAATACACCCTGTTCCCAAGCCAGTTCGTTATCGCGGCTGAGCACACGGTACAGGCGGCGTATGAAGCACAGCGTGAATTTGGTCTGGACCTGGGTTCCCTACAGTTCCGCACCCTGAAGGAATACCTGTCTCATGAACAGGATATGCTGCGTCTTCGCATCATGATCTGGCGTACTCTTGCGAACGACACCTTTGACATCGCTCTGCCGGTTAACCAGTCCTTTGATGTATGGGCAACCATCATTCGTGGCAAATTCCAGACTGTATATCGCGACATTATTGAGCGCGTTAAATCTTCTGGTGCGATGGGGATGTTTGCTGGTGCTGATGCAGCATCTTTCTTCAAACAGTTGCCGAAGGATTTCTTCCAGCCAGCCGAAGACTATATCCAGACTCCGTATGTTCACTACATCGGTACCCTGTTCGGTAACGTGAAAGTGTACGAAGTACCTGCTGGTATTTGTAAGAACTTAACGACAGAGAACATTCAGTTCAGCTCGATGGATGTGCTGTGCTACGTCCGTGATGAAAATCCGGGTAAAGCAGGCTTCGTGACTGGTGATGCTGTCCCGGCTATCCCGTTCCAGCATCCGACCACTCCGGCGCTGGTCAACCGTACCACACTGTGGGGTTCGGCTATCAACGATATGCACCCACGCAACGGCGCTGATTACTTCACTCGTGTAACGCTGACAATGGCCAAAAAAGGCGGGCTTAACTTCATTAGCGGCGACACGATTGATGCCGGTGACTCTGAGTAATCAGGGGAAGTTCTCCGTTTAACATAGCGCCCCCGTGCGGGGCGCATAACAGGGAAAGTTATGTCTCAATATTCAATTCAACAGTCATTAGGTAATGCATCCGGCGTCGCGGTTAGCCCGATCAATGCCGATGCGACGTTATCTACCGGTGTTGCATTAAATAGCAGCTTGTGGGCTGGTATTGGCGTATTTGCGCGTGGCAAGCCGTTTACTGTTCTTGCGGTTACTGAGTCCAATTACGAAGATGTTCTCGGCGAACCGCTGAAGCCGTCTTCCGGCTCACAGTTCGAACCAATTCGCCATGTATACGAAGCTATTCAGCAAACATCTGGTTATGTTGTTCGCGCTGTTCCGGATGATGCGAAGTTCCCGATTATTATGTTCGATGAATCAGGCGAACCGGCTTACAGTGCGTTGCCATACGGTTCTGAAATTGAACTTGATAGTGGCGAAGCCTTTGCTATCTACGTTGATGATGGTGATCCGTGTATTTCACCTACCCGTGAGTTAACCATCGAAACGGCAACAGCGGACAGCGCGGGTAATGAACGCTTCCTCTTAAAACTGACCCAGACGACTTCGCTCGGCGTGGTAACGACCCTGGAGACACACACTGTGTCTTTGGCGGAAGAAGCGAAAGATGACATGGGCCGCTTGTGTTATCTGCCTACGGCTCTGGAAGCCCGTTCTAAATATCTGCGCGCGGTTGTTAATGAAGAGCTGATTTCGACAGCGAAAGTAACAAACAAAAAATCGTTGGCGTTCACTGGCGGTACCAACGGCGATCAGTCGAAAATCTCAACCGCTGCGTACCTGCGTGCGGTGAAAGTGCTGAACAATGCGCCGTACATGTACACCGCTGTTCTCGGCCTGGGGTGCTATGACAATGCGGCGATCACTGCGTTAGGTAATATCTGTTCTGATCGCCTGATTGATGGCTTCTTTGATGTCAAACCGACATTGACGTACACGGAAGCGATCTCTGCTGTTGAAGATACCGGTTTACTTGGTACCGATTATGTAAGCTGTGCTGTCTATCATTTCCCGTTCTCCTGCAAAGACAAATGGACCCAATCCCGCGTGGTCTTCGGTCTGTCTGGCGCGGCGTATGCGGCGAAAGCTCGTGGCGTCAAGAAAAACTCCGATGTCGGCGGTTGGCATTACTCACCGGCTGGTGAAGAACGTGCCGTCATAGCTCGTGCATCACTTCAGCCGCTGTATCCTGAAGACACCCCGGACGAAGAAGCTATGGTCAAGGGCCGACTCAATAAAGTATCTGTAGGTACTTCGGGCCAGATGATCATCGATGATGCTTTAACTTGCTGCACGCAGGACAACTATCTGCATTTCCAGCACGTCCCATCCCTGATGAACGCAATCAGCCGTTTCTTTGTCCAGTTAGCCCGACAGATGAAGCATAACCCGGACGGCATTACTGAGTCTGGCCTGACTAAAGGGATGACCAAACTTTTGGATCGCTTTGTCGCCTCCGGCGCTCTGGTGGCTCCTCGTGATCCTGATGCTGACGGTACAGAACCGTATGTGCTGAAAGTTACGCAGGCGGAATTCGATAAATGGGAAGTAGTCTGGGCCTGCTGCCCGACTGGCGTAGCCCGTCGTATCCAGGGCGTACCGCTGCTTATTAAGTAAGGAAATACAATGAGCAAAAACTTTTTTCAATCCGGGGCATTTTTGGGGAATGGACTGTCTCGTTTCGCTTTGAACTCTGATCCTGTGCAGTTGATGGAGTCTGCCCGAGCAAGCGCCGAACCGACAACAGATCCGGTTATTAATAATAATCCGAAACCGGCGGCACAGACTAACGATAACGTTCCATCTGCCACGGCTCCTGAGCAAATCCTGGAAGGGAAAGACGGTAAAGAATGGACCGTCGAACAGGCGCACCAGATGATTCTGGAAGCTGCAAATCGAAGTGCTATGCAGAATGCGTTGAGTGATGCGGCCGACGCCGTTTTCGCCTGGGCTGATAGCGGTGATCTGACTTTCGACTCCCTTGATGGTTTCGTTCAGGCTATCGCTGGTATCTCTGATGACGACGACTCCGAAGTTACAGAAGAACAGGACGATGCCTATAACGAAGCATGGGCAAATGTTGCTGACTTCCTCGCAGCATGCGGTGTAGATGATGACCTGATCGAAGCACTGGCTGATGATGAAGACGACGACGCAGCTGCTGATGTTGGTGCCTCTATCGCTGGTTTAGATAGCGACGACCGTGACGAACTGGAAGCAGCGTTTGTTGTTGCTGGCACTTCTGATGAAATGCTGACTGAAGCATTTAAGAAGGTTGTTCGTAACGGTGAGATCAAACTCATCCGTAAACGCCTGCGTAAAAAACGTCTGACTGCGGCTCAAAAATCGGCGCTGAAAAAAGCGCGTCGAAAAGCCCAGACCGGCGCGGCAAAACTTGCCCGCAAAAAGTCAATGAAACTGCGCCGTAAGCGCCTTGGCTAAAGGAGGAGGCCGGAGAACTCCGGCCTTTAACTTGAATGGCACCTATACCTTATGGGGTTTACAGCCAGGCTGACGGTGTATCGCCATTTCTGAAAGTTACTTTAACGAACTCTCAGTACCAGGTTACCGGATATATCAGCCAGGGGGCGGCAATGAACATGGCCCAGAATTGGGAAGCGCCGTTTACCGGTATGTCCATGGGATCTGTTGCTGGTGCTTTCAGTGGTTTTGCGCAGGTTGGTACTGAAACAACGTCGGTGGCCCGTTGGAACAGCTTAATGGTTTGGGAGGGGGGAACACCGCCGACTTTCACGCTGCCAGTAACTTTCATCGCTTTGTTTGACCCATTCACGGAGGTTTCAGGAGCTATCGCCGCATTGTCAGCGATGATTAGCCCGGAACTTAAAGATGCCAGTATTGGTGGTCGAATCCCGGAGCGTGTGACGCTAAACATTGGTCGCCGGATCAACATCATTGATGTCGCTATCCAGGACATAAGTTTCGATCTCGATGCGCCCAGGGACAGCAATGGGCATTTCCTGAAAAACACCGTCAACCTCCAGTTGACCGGTTCTTCGATATATAACAGCTCCGATATTGTTCGGGCGTTCCAGTAAAAGGATTTTATATGGGGCACAATAACACTAAGGGAAACCGTAAATTTATTAAGGGCCGCTATACTGCCAACGCGGCCAAAGGCGAACGACTGGTATCTTCTGAATTCCAGCTCACTTTTGCAGGCCATGAAGATATCAGCGTACTGGTTCGCACGTCGCAAATTCCTGAAATGACCCGCGAGGATGTGGAGGACTATGGTCCGAATGGTGTGAAGTTCAACCAGCACGGACCAATTCGAAACTCTGGGGAAATCCAGGTCCAGTGCGTGGAGACTATCGAAGGCGATATTCTTCAGTTCATCAAGGATCGCATTGCGGCGAAGGACTATGTTGATATCACGATGGCTGCGACCCCTGAATCCAAATCTTCCGGGGTTAACGCTGTGACAAAAGCTGCTACAACAATTGAAATGTTGGACTGCAAAATCTACAGTGATGCAATCGACTTTAGTACCGAAGATGTGACTGCCGCTGTGCGCCCGTCACTTCGTATCGTCTACAACTGGATTGAGTGGGATTAAGAGTCATCCCTTGTATTTTAAAGCTCCTTCGGGAGCTTTTTTATTTGGAGAGGAAAGGGTGCATTGAGGATACCTGACACACGAAGAGTGGCGGAGATCTCTCCCCGCCAGGTCTCTTACCTTTCAGATTCGTAGGCTGTGAAGACAGTGACCTCCGTCTGGCCGGTTCGGATTCGTACCTCGCAGAGGTCTTTCCTCGTTACCAGTGCCGTCACAATGACGGTTAAACAGATGACGATCAGAGCGATTAACATCGCTTTTTGCTGCTTCATAGCCTGCTTCTCCTTGACCTTTTGGTCGGTAAGAGGCTAATCTACGTATGCTAAGCATAGATATGGCCTCAGATTAATGTTAAGCGTCTTGCAGGACGCGTGATGTTATCTGGGGCTTTCTTCTATCTGCTTTTCGGGTAATGCCTGAAGCAGATAGCCTCAAGCACCCGCAACGATTGTATCAATGTCTGGCTTTTTTTCTATAGAAATCACCAGGAAGGGTGAATATCCACATCAGAAGAAATGTTGCAGCAAACATGATCCCTAATGGCCAGACCGCGCCAAAGAAAATCCATACTAAGATCTCCTCTGCTTGTTCTTTGCGGTCGATATCGACAAGCATTTTTCGGCTGATCATGTATACACAGAAGCCAATACAAACATATCCTGCAAAAGCGATCGCTAACTGTAAAAAATCAGATTGCATCTCCGACCTCAAACTGAAAACGCCAGGTGACTCCAGATTAGAGCAATCTATCACCCTCTGAATCCTGCCGGTATACCCCATTGTTCGTTATCTTTATTTTTGGCTAAAACCGCATTAAGAGCTTCGTTTACCGTCATGCAATGCGGCAGATTATCGAAGTTTGATACCCCGCCAATATCAGGAGAACGCTTGTTCTTCAGGTAAGCATATTTCCGCGCTGCCGCCTCTACTTTCTGCTTGAACTCATGTTTTTGAGCGCGTTTTTTGGATAACCGCAGATTGTCAGCCTTTGTTTTTGCCTCAGCGATCCATGAAGTCAATTTTTTGAGTCTGGTCGTTCCGGCACCGCCGGAAACTGATCTTTTTGTTTTTTTAACTTGTGACTTCTTATTCTTTATTGCCACGTCATCCTGACAGGGGGAGGGGGTATCATTTTGACATGGGGGTGTGGATAAAAAATTAAATAAAGCCAATGTCTTAGCGAGAACAGCTTTAACCTTGGTTGCCGCTGAAGAGATCTTTAATTTGCTTTCAATCAGCGCATTTTTGGCTTGTTGTGCGAAGGCCAAAAAGGATGGTGTAAACCGGTACAGGTTAGCGCGACGTTCACGGTGATCGCCGATAACAATCTCTACAGACAGAATTCCTTTGTTTACAGCTTCACGGAATGCACGAACGACGGTTGATTGGCTATAACCAGTTTCTGCCGCGATCAGGCGGTGAGGCTTGTGAATGAAGTATTCACTGGTTGTTGCCGCTAGATTTGCACATTGCGACAGGATATGCCCGGCGCTACGGGATAGACCGGAGTGTGTTACAAAGCAGGCCAATTCATAGCCAGAAAAAGTAAAATCGCTCATCGTTATACAGCTCAGGAAAGTGACTTTAGCCAGCATTACAATGCTGGTGGTTCTTACTACGTCTGTTAGCGCGTTGCCGCGACAGGTACCAGCACACCAGCATCAAGCAATCGCTTCATCAGCCACTGCTGACCTTTGCCGGTTATACGAGTCGTGAAAGAAATCCTGCTTCCATTGCTTGTATCGATCACGGTTTCTTTAAGGGTGAAATACCCACGGGATATGTATTCTTGTTTGGGGACGTTCCTGCGTTCACCGGTTGCGATCAGAATTCCGTTATCACGCAACCAGGTGAAGAGATAGTTTTGGCCCAGGCCGAGCACTTTGGCATAGTTGCCGATTAGAACCCCGCTGGCGGTAGCAACGCGTTCGGCGAATTCGACTTTAGGTGCATCCATCAGCATTTTTTGCTCCAGCCGTTGCTTTTGCTCTGCCAGGTCAGCAGCCAAACGGAGAGCTTCTGGGAGGCTCTTCGGAATAGCAGGTTGTAATCTTCCGGCTCGATAGTCGATAAATGTCTGGTTTACCTTCAGCCGAAACGCGGGAGAAATCCAGCCTGCGTACTCCACTGCGAGCAATTCATGGGCAAAAGTGCCGCCGCCACGGCCTTCGAACGAAACTATGCAATTCTGCATAGTTTCTTTTTCAAGCTCTTCGATGAGCTGTTTGGCTGACAGCGTTCTTAGCCATTGAGCTGGCGCTTTATGGGCACCGAGTCCGCTCGCTCTGTGTAGAGCATTAAGGTTGTAACGGCCAGCGCGGTCGGTCGTAATTTCAACACCACAAATAACGGGCAGAGTGGTTGAAGGATCGACATTTTGATGAAGGTTTGATATATTCATATCCGCATTGAATGTTTGTTGCATTTTTTCTCCAAATTTGCATCAACCTTCAATCACCAGCTCGAAATGGTGATTCTTTGCACTTAGAAAACGAAATTTATTAGAGCAAATTTTTCTGATTCGATCCAGATCGGGTTGGACGATCTGCTCAGAAACCTGCCAGTTTGCTGGCAGGTTTTTTTCTTTTGTTAACCTATTGCTACTGGTTTTAACAAACCAGCATCAAGTAGCTTGCGAGTTAACCACTGCTGGCCTTTACCCGTTAATTGGGGCGTCAGCCGTATCTGGTAGCCATTTTCATCATCCAGCACCACTTCTTTCACCGTGAAATACCCGGCGTTGATGTACTGTTGGCGCGGTACGTTTTTGCGCGCACCAAAAGCCATGAGAATGCCGTTCTGGCGCAACCATGAGAAAAGGGCGTTTTGCTTAAGTCCAACGACCTTTGCAAAGTTCCCGATCAGGATTCCATTGGCCACTGATACCCGGTCGGCAAAATCGACTTTAGGGGCTGCGGCCACCAGCTGTTGTTCCAGCTGCATTTTCTGTTCTGCCAACTCGGCAGCCAGGCGTAGAGCTTCTGGTAATGTTTGGGGGATCGATGGGGCAGGGGAGTTTGCCTGCTGCAATTCTTCCAGTTTGTCGATCAGCGAACGGCGGACGGCTTTTGATTCGCGTGCGGCGACTCGCAGGGCTTGTTTGTAGGTCATGGTTATGACAACCATAGGCGTACCGCCACCTGGCGGCACGGTTGCACTTTTTGTGTAACCGTCCTCACCTTCTAATTCGTCGAGTATTTTTTCGATGAATTTGTTGTTCCGAACCTCTGGTTCCCCACATAACTTACGCGCTTCATTGACCATCTTTAACAGTGTCAGGCTGTCGATTGTGTCTCCGGTGTTGGGGATGATATTCACGGCTGGTGCTGGCGTAGCTGACGTAACAGGTGCTGTTTTTTCAACATTCAAATTATTACCGGTCATTCTATGTGCCTCCTTTCTCATTTCTGCTGCCACTGTTGCGTAACGTAGACGTCCTTGTTCAATCAAATAATCCCTGATCTCGGCTATCAGTAGCTTGTTGATCACAGCCTTATCTGTTCGGGTATAAAAACGTCTGGTTATCATGAAATAGTTGGCAATTGCGCCGGGGATCTCCCGTGTCGGCATACAGGCAGTATGCAGGGCGATCGCTTCGGCTATGTCATTACGGGTGACGAGAGGTTTTTTCATAAACCCCCCTGAACGTCGGCAGAGAAGGGGAGGCTCCAGTAACTAAGTGAATTGCGCGAGTTAGTTGAAAAACGGGCAGTAAAAATGCAGGGGCCATCAGGCAATTGAGAGCGTGCTTCGTCTTCAGTTGCTGCGATAACGAAGTGATAGTGGTGTTTTTTACAGGAATAGAAACGCCAGATGAATTCTGGGCGTGCGCAAGGATTGGCATTAACCATAGTTACGGCCTCACAATCAGGTTTAACAACCTGCTACCCGCTGCTAAACAGGTGGCAGGACGTGACGGGGTTAGCAGACTGGCGATTGTGAAACCAGCAGGCCGAAGCCTCCCCATCACGCCCCACCATAATTTGGGCGTAACGCGGTTTTACGGACACAAAAATACCGCAATATCGGATATCTGCGGCTGTCCGCACAATCATTCAGGCTGCTAAACCCGGTCGCAGAATTTGCTACGACGGCGGAACTATAAGCCTGAACGATTAAAAGGTCAATATGATGCGAAAAGATAGCATTCGTGACTTAAAAATACAAATTTATTAGAGCATTATCTGCTTAATAAATACACAATTGGATCTAATAACCTCTTTTTTTTAAAGGCGAAAATATGTACCCTAAATGGGTTATAAGGCAGGTGAGGTTATAATGAGAAAACTATTACTATCGTTATTATTTATGGCTGGGACTGTTAATGCAGCATCAAGCGTAAAGGAGATTTGTACCGATTATACGAAATACCTTTGGCAAGTTTACGCCTTTGCGATCAATGACTATTAATCCATGCGTAGGAGTGGATTTATGCTGATTCGTTTGTTTTTAGTGCTTTCCTTTTTAACATTTAATGTTTTTGCTGATGAAGTTGACTTTTCGAAGGTAGATTGTAATTCAGTGGAAACAAGAAAAGCTCTTATTGAAGAATATAACGAAATATTATCGTCATATGGAATAACAGTGGTTGATTCTTATAATCAAAAAACTATTCAGAAAGGAATAAATAAACTGATCTGTTATGGGGCTTACCAATATTCAGATGGCTCTTCGGAGTATGTTATTTATAAAGCATACCCAAATAGTCTTGGTGAATTAATTAGTGAGTTTAAACCGATTAATGAGTGAATGGAAAATGAAATTATTTAATGTAATAACATTTTGTTGTGCTATTTTTGCTGGAAGCGCGATAGCTGATAATAAATTGCCAGATTGGCTTTCTACCTCAAAGAAAGATTATGATTTAGTAAGGGCATTCTATTTGTCTGGATTTGCTTCGAAAGCAATGAACAATCAATTTGGTTATCATTTGCCATCTGAGTTGGTTAATGATTTTAAAGATAATGAATTTGCTGCTCAGGAAAAATGGAACACAATTCCAATTGTGTATGGTGAAATAAAATCCATAAGAATGGTGAATAATAAACCAATTGTAGAGTTATTTACTCCAGGGGAAAATGCAACGCCACTAAATTATATCAAATTGAAAATATTGGATTCAAAGCAAGACTCTCTGTTAAAACTAAAAAAAGGGGATGATATATATGCAGTGTGCTCAGGTGCTAATTTTAGCTTAGTGCCAATTCTGAGCAACTGCACTCCTGCAACAGACGTCATTGATGCTGCACTCTCTTTTTCTGGTGAATATATGTTCCCTGCTTTTGATTCTTTTTCGCCTACTAAGCAAAACGTCAAATATATATTCACAAATCAAGATCCTGTTCAGATGATGAATTTTATAGGGTACCTATCCTTAGTCGATACAACGAAGGATAAGAAAAAAATGGATATGGTTCGTAAGTGTACGCCTTGGAAGCCGGAATGTTCACAACAATTCGTTGATGTAATGGAAGGATTTGATAGCATCATGTATAAATATGAGGGAGAATTTAAAAATTACATAGAATTAAAATAGTATTTGAAAGGATAGTCAATTTAAGTTTTAAAAAAACGCCCATTAAAGGGCGTTTTATTGTTTTACTCAAAACAACCTGATTATGTGATAACCATATCATATCCCTCATTCCACCTACACTGATTACCCCCCAGACAACAATATTCCTACTCAATGAACAAATGACTACTCGTAGAATCGGTTAACACACCAGATTCTACGAGGTTTCAATGACACCACGACAATTACTCGAAGACGTCAAATCCCGCTTCACACCTTTGATTGCGGATGAACCTGCCTTACTGGAATCCCTGCTAAGAAAAGCATTGGGAACCTACCAGGATAGAGCGGGGCACATCAAGCGGATACGCTTCACTGATCAGGCCAGTAAATCACTTGCTTGCCCTGCTGATTTTCTTGCGCTCGTATCGGTTACAGATCACACCGGCGATCTTGTCTACTCCGACGTTTACGATGGGAATATCGAGCTTGAAGATACCCATCGAGCGGTATACCCACTGAATGTGTCATATCTGGCTAATTTGCGTGATATGGATCTGGATAATGGAGAAGTGCCACCTGAAATCATTGGGTTACTTTCTGACTATCTGGAAGTGCTAATCGCGATACCTAACACTGATCGCCTGCGAAGAATATCTATCGCGGGGAAACTCGATGCCAGCAATTTATCCGACGAGAACACGCTGTATCAGCGGAAGCTGGATCTGGAAGAGAAAATGAGCGCAACAAGGGCAATTATCCCGGGAATTGTTCTTTTCTCATCCATGTTGAAGTGAGGGGGCTGATATGGGGCTTAATGTTGCTTCAGTAAAGTCTTATGTATCTTCGGCATTAACGACGACATTATTTGGCTCCGGCGTTGGTGAGCGGGAAGTTGGTAAGCTGACGTCAATCATCATGAACAAAATGCTGTTCGCGCAAGGATGGCAGTTCTCTGTCGAAGTTGATGGACTGGAGGGAGCAGACTTCTTTGCCAAAGATATTACCTACCACGATTACAGCATCGAATATGAAACGATTAAAATCGGCGGAGGGAATATCCTTCAACCAACGGAGCGTGCGCCAGGGCAGATAACAATGATGGTCAGGGATACCGTTGATGGCCTCGTTTTGGACTGGTTTAAGACGGCAAAAAGTCGGGTGATTAATCCAGACGGTACCGGGAATATACCGTCTAAATATTTGCTCAATGTGCGTATTTATCGGTTGCTGTCTTCCGGCTTAACCAAACTGGAAAATGAGATGACTGTATTCCCGGTCACTACCGGCGATGTCACCTATGCGCGGGATCAGGTTACGGAATTTAAGTCATTCCCAATGACCTTCGCATTGCACAGCACGTTTAACCAATCCTCAAGTTCTTTGGCTTCCCTTCTGGGCTTTAGTTTTTCTCTTTGAATTAAGGAGCAAGGATGCTTTTACCCCTTTTCCCGCTACCATCGCGGCCAACTGAATTGATCCAGTTCCGTCAGCCAAATATTGCTGATGCGATGCGTTTCAACTCGATAACACCGGAGGAACAAGAACAACAGACAACGGCGTATTTAAAAGCCTTGCTGGCTGAACCCGCGAAACATGATCCCCTGACATGGACGGCGCAGGACCGGATTACCGCGTTATGGTGGATATTTACCGGCTCCCGTGAAACACCGGTCGAGACATTCACTTACACCTGTAAACATTGCGGTAAAGAGCATTATTACGATTGCGATATGAATGCTCTGGCTGAAGATATCCAGGTCCTGGAAGTGGAACCTTTCATTGACGATATTGAGGTGTCTGTAGAGGGAGTACCTTATCAATGGCGTATCGTGCCGCTTGATGGTTGGGCAATGGAAATGCTGGAGATGCGCCGTGCAGCATTGCCACCTGAAGACGACGCGGAATTCAAAGAAGCGATCGTTGATTTGCGTTTTTGGGAATTCGCTTATCAGTGTGAGCTTTATAACGATGTTAGCGGTACTCGTGAAGATCAGGCTGAGCGTCGTTATGAAACGATTAAACGGATGGCCATTGATACTGAATTTATGAAGCTGGCGGCACACATCCGACTGGCTCATGAAAAGCTCGAACATGGTTTACCGTGCTACATCGATAAAGGTGAAATGCGTCTTCGTCTCCCGCCGCATAAATGCCCAAATCAGGATAAAAAGGAGTCCACAGAGGGTGCGTATACCCGTCTGTGGGTGCCCTTTCGGGCTACCGACTTCATTCCACAGGTGGGGATTGAAAAGCTATCAGACCTTAGTGTCCAACCTGGTTTTGTATGGGGGTATACCGATTCAGGACGCTGAAAGGCTTACTGAATCCTATGCGTTTTTCCTGTTGGAGAAACTGGAAGAAAAACTTAAACCGAAACGGTAGGCGATAAGATCATGGAAAGAAAAAACGCCAACATTGACGATGTTATAAGGACAGTTGAAACCGCCAGTGCAAAAGAGCTGGAAGAGCTTGCAGGTATCCGGGAAGCTGTTGAAGATTTGAAAGGGGGACGCGTTGCAACTGTTGATCCTGTCTCTCGCAGTGTGTCGGCATTAAATCGCACAATCGAAAATTCCCGGCCAGACTTTGTGGCCAATGCGCCATCAGTGGACCCTATTGTTGAGGCAATGAAACGGCTTAATTTAGGGGACGTTTCTCGTGTAGTTCAGGAAGATGTTGCTCAACAGGAACAGCGGGCCAAATCAACCACACCAAAGGGTAAAAAACGACGCAGGAAGGCTATACCAGAGGATGTAAAGGCACAACGGACCGAAGCAGCCGAACACGCTCGCGAAATGTTCGGTCAAAAAGGCGGTGCGCAAAAAAGCCAAAACCAACGCGATGCGCGTGGTCGTTTTATTGGAAAGTCAGGGAGTAAGGCCGCAGCGGAAGATGCCCGTGCTGAACGAGCAGAAAAGGCCAGGCGAAAAGAGGATGATGAGCGTCTAAATGCTGAATCAGGTTTATTAAAAAAACTGTCAAAAGTAGCTGAAGGCATAGGTAACCCTTCAGAGACTCGTGCTGTCGATGCGTTAGGTTATGCCGTTGCAGGTCCATTGTGGGCAGCAGGGAAGGAGCTTGGCGGGATATCAAAAGAAGTTGGCGGATCGCTTAATGGTGCCAGAAAGTCTATTGCCGATGTGATTCGTGGCAATGACGATAACAGCCGTAGAAAAGGTTTTTTTAGGCGTAAATCGCAAAATAGTGCCGATGTCGTTCAGGTTAACACCCAAAAACGGACGGTTCAGGAACTTCAGGAGCAGACCAGCGAAATTAAAGAGGGCAATGACAAGATTCTCAGCGCCCTTGATCAGATAGCCAAAAACACCGGGAAAAAGAAGGGCGGCTTGCTGTCCAAACTATTTAGCCTGTTAGGGAAGGGGGCCGGTGGCGTCGCGTCGTTGTTAATGGGGCGTGGCATGCTGAAAAAAGCTGGAGCACTCGCTTTTGGCGCTCTGGGGGCAAAGAAACTTGTAGGAATGCTACGCGGTGGTGGTAAGAAGACTCTCGCCCATGAAGGCGGAGATTTGGCTGCCCGGGCAGCAGGTAAACTTGGATTAAAGGCAGTTGGTAAAGGGGCGTTACGCGCAATTCCCCTAGTCGGCACAGTGGTTGGAGGTATTTATGATGCGGTAACCGGTTGGAATGATACAGAAGCGCAACGTCGAGCGTTTGGGCTTAAATCAGGACAAGATCCATCATTCCAGCAAAAAGCCGCTTATACGTTAGCTAATATTCTTGATATGGGGGGACTGGTATCTGGTATTAGCAGCGCCATTGGTGAGGTTCTCAAATCACTTGGATTTGAGGATATCGGCAATATGTTGCAATCATTTTCGACGGAAAGTATTGCCCATGCCATTGATAGTGGGATTACCAACTTAGAAACATATATTTCTAACCTTGGCGACACCATTTCTACCAAGTTCGATGATTACACAGCAAAGATTGGTGATGCTGTTTCAGCATGGTTTAGCGATACATCTAATAAGCTGCTTGAAAAGCTGGATGCCATCAAAGACTTCTTTACTGTCGATAACCTGAAACAGGTTTTCAGTGATGCAATTGATAGTGCAATTGATTTCATTAAGAACCCAGGGAAACACATTAAAGAGGCGGCTGGTAATATTTGGGATGGGGTTAAAAATTTACCAGGTAAAGCATTAGATGCAGCGGTTGATGCCGTTAAAAATACCCCTGCGGCAATGATTGTATCAAAAATACCCAATCCGATCGGCGAGGCTAATGCGAAAGAAATCACTCCAGAGTTAAAAGCTCCGGTTAATAGCCACCAGGAGACATCTGATTCTAAAACTGAATCCGATGCCAAACAGACTAATATTGTTACCCGCGTGATAAATGCGGCACTGGACACGGCGAAAGATATCAATAAAACAGTTAAAGAAACTGCTAATCAGATTATCAATGCAAATGCCGTAGAAACGGGCAATAGCGCGTTGCAGAAAATTGATAAAGCTATTGGTCAAAATAGCTCGTCATCATCGTCGCTTAATACCACTGGCACCAGGAATGACATTCAGAAAGCTGCGGATACCTACAACAATGGCAACTTGGATGTAAAAGTCGGAAGTCTTGGCGCTGAAGGTAAGGCAAATCTCGATAAGTTGGCTCCGTATTTTGCCGAACTAGAGAATAAATACGGTCTTCCAGAAGGCACTCTTTACGCGATTGCTGCAACTGAATCTGGTGGTAATCCGTATGCAAAATCCCAAACCGGTGCTCTGGGGATGTTTCAGTTCACGGGGATTGCTCGTGAAGAGACTGGCTTAGCTGAAGGTGAATCGTTTGATCCTGTGAAATCGGCAGAAGCTGCGGCTCTTCTCATGAGCAAATATCTGAAGCAAGCCAATGGAGACTTAAACGAGGCCATCACTGCATATAATGCTGGGTTTGGCACTATCAATAAGTGGAAAAAAGGCACAGGTGACTTATCGAAAGAAAACCGTGAGTACGCGATCAAGGTCAATACTCATCGTGCTCGCTATTTAGGTGGTGAAATCTATACACCTGGAGCAGGAGCACAGGGTGGGGCGCAATATGGAGTGAGGGGACCACTGCCTGATAACGCTGTTATCGATCAGTCTACTGGCCTGGCGTTTACCCCTGGTGATAGCCCGTTTGAGAAAGGCGGTCTGGTAGACAAAATTGGCAATGCTGTTGGCGTTAACGATCTGGTCAACAAATTCATGAATGGCCGGGGTATGCGTCGGGAAGTCGTTCAGGGAACGCTCGAAGAACGTGCACGAGGGAAGGGGACCGCAACAGCAGCTGGCAATGTGTATGTTGATACTCCGATGCCAGTTGAAGAGGCGCGTCCGGTGGCCAGCAACTCAAGTTACTTTGACCAACTCGGCGCACAAATGGGGATTGATGGGCTATTTGATAAACTCCGCAACTCGCCGGGGATGCGGAAAAATAATGCGCCTGAACCAGCCTCCACGTCCCAGGTGACGACTGCCGCCAACGATTTGCAGCAACCAACCGGTCGTATGCAGATAGACGGACAGGTTATTAGTGACCTTGGCGGCTCCGGTGCCAAGCCGACAATGCAGTTGGCTGATAATACCGTTTCACTTGATGGTGAAACGAAGCGGCTGTTTGCGCAGATGACCTCATTGCTTGCCAGGATTGAAGAGCACACTAAAGACTCGGCGAAAGGCCAGGGAACTGTCGTAAAGGTCAGCACGCCTCAACCGGGCGTTATGCGCACGGTGCCACTGTCAATTGATGATCCGTTGATGAATGACTACGCGAGAGTTGATTGATGGCCAACAATAATGAAATTGATCCTTTACTGACGCTGGAGTTATCCGGCGTAAAAACGTATGAGTCCCAGGAGGAGGCCTGGGGCGCTCGTTTATATGAGTGGCTAAACACTTATCAGGGTGAGGTATACGGAGATCCGTCATGGGGCAATGTTTTACCGCAGTTTAAACACGAACCGACCAACTTGTCGCATGTTCAAATTGCGGTTGAGGCAATGCTGTTGCAAAAACTGACGGTAGATTTACCTGACATACCGATTTCTGGCTTGTCAGTAGCCGAGGGAGATGCTTTTGATAAGTTGAAAATATCCATTCGTATCAGGGATATAACTATCACACAGGACGTGGTGCTATGAGTAAAACAACACCGACTAAAGACAGTATTCGTGCAGAGTTTGAAGAGCTTGTCGAGAAAGATTCATTCTGGTCGAAGTTTGTCGGCTCTCAATTTGTCTCGATGCTGACATTGTTTATTACCCAGATTGTCTACAGGTGCTTTCAGTATGCCGATGCGGCGCTGGCTGAAGGCTTTATATCGACCGCGACGCGGCGTTCCTCTATCCTGGCAGCGGCAGAAACGAATAGTTACGTTGGTACCAAGCCAACACCGTCATCGGGGATGATTGAGATCACCGCCACAAGTGAAGATGCCCCAGCGGTAATCCCCAAAAACATGCCTTTAATATCTGACGACCAGTACCCTTACATGACTATGGATGTATGCAGGTTGGTTGACGGCACCGGTACGGTAGAAGTGGCACAGTTGGAAATCCAGGAGGTGACATATACCGTTACGGCAGCCAAAGAATTTCTGGAAGTCGTGTTATCAAAGGCTCTCACTGCTGTCTGCTGTAAGCTGGAAGTATTCGTGACGACCGATGGTAAGACCACGCAGTGGTCTTCCAGCACTATGTTCCGGTTAGCCGGTAGTAAAAGCCAGGTCTACGTTGAGTTTTATAAGCCATCCGAGCAGTTGGGGGTTCGATTCGGTGATGGGCTAATTGGGCAAATACCGCCAGAAGGCTCGACCATTACACTTAAGGTATGGTGCACCAACGGAGATATAACCCTGGTTGCTGGCCAAAACCTGACTCCTGTCGATTCTGCGGCTAATTTAGCTAATTTGATTTCAGTTAAGACAACGACACCCATAACCGCAGGTACCGATGCCGAAACAACGGAGATCACACGTAATCGTGCACAATATTACCTTGCCTATGATGATCAGGTCGTATGGGGCGGGGACTATACGTATTTTCTGGTGCGTAACATCCCGGGACTGTCCTGGGTAAAGGCATGGGGCGAAGGCCAGCAAGAGAAATTAGATGGTGCTTATAATGTTCGGAATATCAATAAGATATTTATTTCAGGATGGCATCCAAACAAAAGCCAGTCAGAGCTTGAAGAAATGATCCTGGCTGCCTTTAAGAAGGTGCCGAATGAGTTGAACAAGAAATTCTCGTATAAAGAGGTCAGAAAACTCCCCTTTAAGATCACCATCACTGGGCGGATATCGGCAAGCCTGACCATTGAGAACGTGACTGATGAGCTGAAGTCGGCACTGGAAACAAAATTTGGGCGTGACTCAACTTTCTTTGATCCGAACCGTGTCGGCAAGTACATCCTAATCAAGAAAAAAGACGTTTGGGCATTTATCGAAACGCTGGGTTATTTCCGCGACTTTTATCTGGAATTTGTCGAGTGGAATGAGTCCAACGGCTTTTACGATTTCGTTTATCTGGATACAGAAAACTCCACCTTTAATATTTCGTATGAGGAGGAGTGATGCAGCGTTCCTGGTTTAATAACCGGCTTACATCAGCTAAGCAAAAGTCATTACTTTATAAATCATTGGCTGATTTGGTTCAGTCAATGATGGACACCTTTGTTGACCCATGGTTGGAGCGAATTACCAACCGGAAGTCTATTTTCTCCATGAGCAAGGAGGATCTGGAGACTAGGACAAATGAACTTGGCCAGTTTTTTACTATCAGGACGTCGAATTCATCTTCCGTTCCGATGTTGTTACAACAGCGGTTTGATGAGATCCATTTTAAGGGTACTGAACGCCCTATAAACCAGACAATTTATCGCGAATTTAACGGTATATCGGTTTTATGGGATCCCATATATGCTCCGGTGGACTTTGAACGTCATCCCTATGGCACGGTCCTGATTCCAGAAAGCACACTGGAAACCACCGGCGGCACATTCGGCGAGATGTTTCTGACTTCCAGAGGAATGATCAGTATTCCCATAAACGACCTGGCCCGGACAATGGGTATTACTGGAACGATAGATCAGTCCGCAATTACAGAAGAAATTCTCAGAAAGTTTAATCAGTTCGTAAAGCCTCTACTGCCACTGCATATAGTGTTTGATGGGCTTACGCTCTATTTGTCGGTTGTTGTAAATGAACAGGCCGACATGATTACTTTGAATGAGATTTCTGATACCGAAAAAGCATTCTGCTGGTTTGAAACTTCGGATACAACTTCGCTTACTGAAGTTACGTCGATTAACGCCCCGATCACTGCAACGCCGGGCGGCACTATTGTGAAAGCAACGCCTACGTTTGATCGCACCCGCGCAGATGATTTGCTGTTGGATAGCGATGCGTGACAATCACCCCGTCCGCAGGGCGGGGTGACAAGTTACTTATCTTACAATGAGGCTTCACAACATTGATTAGGGAAAATCATGTCTGACGTCTCAACAAACCTCTATAAGAGTCAGTTGTTGGACTATTACTATCAGCGGCGCGCTGAATCGTCCATTAACAAAGGCTCTCGATTTTTAATCAGCAAGGCCGTTTTTGGTACCAGTTCACTGGTTACTAAGAAAGGAGATGGCACTTATGAGATTGGAGAACTGCCTAAGGCTTTCGATCTGGCAGAACTGACCAGTCAATTTTGCACCATCAACCTCGTCCCAACCTACTCAGGCGGGATAATTACTGTCCGAATGGACCTTGATCAAAGTCAGTTGCAGGAAGGGAAAAACTACCCATTCAACACTCTGGTTGTTCTGGATAACGAGAATAAGCCAATCGCCATTATTTGTGTCCAGGAAGACTCGCTGTATGTGGGCAAAACATATACCGCAGTTATGGCCATAAACTCGACTACAGCATAAGGATATGCTTGATGAATGACGTTACAGTTGTTACATCGGTTACTTACCCATCACCCGAGTCGTTGGCTCTGGTGGCTGATGTGCAATACCACGAACCATATCTGTCAGCCGCTCTAAACCGAAAATTCAGGGGAATTGTTGACCCGGGATTTTATGCTGGTTTCTTGCCTAAGCCTGGCGGTGGGATGAACCTGTTAATCACCTCAGTGGATGGAGATAAAACCGCTGGCGCGGCGTCAGTGGATATTGGTGAATTCTACCAGGTAACTATTCAGCATCGTAAGGATATCTCTCTTGCACTTAACGCAGGCAAGAAATATGCAATTGTGCTGAAGGGAAGATACCTTCTTGGAGAAGATACCTATCAGGTGAATACCGCGTCACATATTCATGCAGCTGAATTTGTTGCCAGAACCTATACCGATTCATATCAGTTAGGTGATGGGGAACTGCTGGTTTGTACGGTGAATATCCCTGCTGGCGTATCTACCATTACTCAAGAGATGATTGATACATCCGAGCGTATCAACCGCACGATCGGCATTGATATTTCAGACTCTGTAACCAGTACCAGAAGTGATGTTGCTGCGAGTTCGCTGGCAGTTAAAAAAGCCTACGATCTGGCGAAAAGCAAGTATACGGCGCAGGATGCAAGCACAACGCAAAAGGGATTAGTTCAGCTCAGTAGTGCCACTAACAGCACGTCTGAAGTGCTGGCCGCCACACCGAAAGCTGTCAAGGCTGCATATGACCTGGCTAACGGGAAGTATACAGCCCAGGATGCAACCACGACACAAAAAGGGATAGTTCAGCTCAGTAGCGACACCAACAGCACTTCTGAAACATTAGCTGCAACTCCAAAAGCGGTTAAAGCTGCATACGATCTAGCAGCCGGAAAGGCACCATCCAGTCATACACATCCCTGGAATCAGATCACTGGTGTGCCAACAGCTTCATTGACAGCGAAAGGCATCACTCAGCTCAGTAGTGCCACTAACAGCACGTCTGAAGTGCTGGCCGCCACACCGAAAGCTGTCAAGGCTGCATATGATTTGGCTAACGGGAAGTATACAGCCCAGGATGCAACCACGGCTCAAAAAGGGATAGTCCAACTCAGCAGTGCTACCAATAGCACGTCCGAAGTGCTGGCCGCCACACCGAAAGCTGTCAAGGCTGCATATGATTTGGCTAATGGAAAGCAAGCGGCAGACGCTACGCTCACTGCTCTAGCGGCACTAGCTACAGCAGCAGATAAACTCCCTTATTTCACAGGTGTTGATCGTGCCGCGTTAACTGCATTGACAAGTGTTGGACGCGCCATTCTTGGTAAGACCAGTATTCAGAGCGTTCTTGATTACCTTGGTTT